CCTGATACGTTCTCTTGGATAATTTCATCTATAGCTTCTTGCAATGCTAGAGCCGCATCAGGCTCAGACAATTCATCTGATAGATTGGCCACCCGGTCTAAGAAGGAGGATGTGCAGTAACCCATTGTTACATCATAGGCATACCACTCATCGAACCTAGTGAATGGATCAAATGGATTGTCTACTGTGGTTAACATGTACTCAACTACATCTGACATGTTCACCTCATTCGCTTAACCCAACCTTCAGTGTGGTCAAGCCAATGCCTAATGCATCTGCTATCTCTGCTTGAGTGTACCCTCTATTGGCCATGCTCTTGGCACGACGCAACATAGTACCAGTCAGCTTAGGCTTATGCTTAGGCATAGCAAGAACTTTAACGGTGTCCATGTCTGTATTATTTAGAATCTTGCTTAGTTTATGATTACTAATTGCACCTGCTTGAATAGCGTCCCATTCACTTTGGGTGAGCTTGATTTTAGTTTTACTAGCGCCTGTTCTATTCCTTGCTCTAGTAAGTGCTTGTTGTTTAACTTTCTTATACTCTTCTGGTTCCATGTCTGGATTAGCTTGACGCCTATGGTAGACCTCTACATTAGCTAGGAGGTGTGCATGTCTTTCATAGGGGGCATTACGTTCGGCTTCCCTAATCTTTGCATCCAAAGACTTAACCTCAGCTGCATAATGTTTCTTAGCAGACTTTGATTGGGGGTTACCCTTAAGAGGTAGTGATGTCTTCCTAGCATCGTTAGCCATAGCCTTCAATCTATTTGAATGCTCGGCATAGAGAATCTCCATAGCTGTAGGTGTATGTGTAGGTGGTATAGCATCGTACGCATTATCAACTACAGACAACAATTCATGCTTTTTCTGTCTTTTTTTCATACGACCGGTGGCTTCTTTAACTGTAATCTTCTCGCCGGTAACAGGATCTTTTCTAGTTCTAGTCTTAACATCAGGAATCATGCGTCCTGTTTCCTCGAATACTTTCTTACCTGTAACTGGATCTACAGGACCACCTCTTCTCATAGGGCGGGGTCTTCTCTCATTAATCCAAACCGGTGACTTCTTTCTACTGATTAGAGTCTGAGCTCCTGCCTGCTTTCCACCTTGGTACTTCTGTTTCAAAGCATGAATACCATGATCTTTTTCTGATTGACGGAAATCTAGATTATGCTTTTCTCCATCAATAACAACCATGGAATGTTTGATTGCTCGAGCAAGCTCATCAGTACTTGCTCCTTTAAGCGTCATGTCTGTGATGAGATTGGAAACCCTACCCATTTCATCTTGCTTCCTTCTACCAGTCATACGAGGAATCGGAGAATCTTTGGGTAGTTTGTAAACCATAGGATCGAAGTTCTTCAATCCTTCTAGAGGCGGAGTACTTTGAACTTTCTTTCCTCTATTAGGAATGACAAGAACTGTATCCCCATCAAAGTCTGCACCAGACAAACGTTCTGCTACCTTATGGTGAATACCAATAGCATCTTGCGGTTGACGGCCCAACAACTTGATTGCTTCACGATTACGATTATTTACAGTTACTTCAGGAATTTCAAATGTTCCACCATGAGGATAGCGAACAAGTACTACACGTTCACCATCTCTAAACGAGGGTGCATACACTTCCTTCGGACTCATGGAAGGAATCGGGATTAGAACCTTAGTTGCTTGTCGAGGTAATGCTGCTGCTCGAAGATGCACAGCTGCAGAATCGGTTTGATCTGCAAACTTATTAAGAAGATCTTTCTTGACAAGAGGATTTGTAAGAGAGTTGATCTCAGACAATTCCCTTTTACGTCTTTCGAAAGTCAGATCAAGTTGTTGTTTCGCAAGCTCTGGCTTCTGTTTTGACAAGAACTGAGATGAAAGATTCCTAGACCAAGTATCCCATTGACCTTCTTCTCCTGATCCTGGTTTAGTAGGACTACCAACCAAGTTCATTACAGAATTTACTTTACCATTTGAATCATGTGTTTGACGTACAATTGATCCGAATGGAAGCTCGGGATCTTTCTCTAGTTCTTTCATTGCATCTTTTTTACGACCAGTATCCGGCTGCTTAGTATGGAAGACTAGATCTTTACCCGCAGGAAGATCGTCTTTATAAACAGCCATGCCCTTCAAGTAATGTGTTCCGTCAACAGCAATACGAACTTGACCGTATCGCTTGTTTCCGATTTGAACATCAGGTACTCCAGGACGAACATAAATCATACCATCAGCTTTAGCACCTTCTTTGCCATAAACAATTCCAACTCGTCTTGAGCTGATAGACAAAGGAGGCTGAGTATCATGATAGCTTCTACCGTAATCATCAGAACGTGCTGTGATCTGTTTGATATCTTTTCTGTTCGCATTAACTTCGGCCAAAGAAGTACCTGGTTTAGCCAACACTTGCATAGTTGTGAATTGTCCAGGATTATTAACCTGTCTTATCTTAAGGGTATGGACAGGATATCCTTGTTCCTTAAGAACAGCGAGAGAAGTCTCGAGTCGAGTCTTGGTGATACCGAGTTGGTGTTCGACACCTTTACCAACATCGACGTATCCCTTTTTGGCGACTTGATCTTTCAACATACCGGATGTAGACTGAAGAGCATCCGCTTTATCTTTTGCTCCAGGAGCAAGCCATGAACGAACTGTAGATTCGTTAACACCCATGCGTCGACCGATTTCGGAATTGGACCATCCGTTTTCAGCATGGCGCTGAGCAGTAAGAATATTAGCTTGCCTTACTTGAGCACTAGCGATTGATACTCGTGCTCGAAGTTCCTTCACAGAAATGCCTTGACCTGTAGCAATCTGCGATTCAGTCATACCATCTTTTTTAAGTTTCTTAACCGATTGAAGATAATCTCTGTTACGAGTGGTTTCTTCACCACCAGATCCCCAAGGATAACGGCCCGAATGCCGAGGAGTGCCGTAATGCGCAAAAGAATTCTCATCGTAAAGCTCGATCACGACTCCTCCTCCATTATTCGATGGTTAAGTATTCTGTCGAATTCTTGAATCTTTTGCATAATAAATGCAATGTCAGCAGGATCAGCATCATAAACCATAACTTCATTATCTTGATAAATGCGAAGTTCTATCTTGATTTCGAATGGATCTTTACCATACTCAAGACAGAACAACGCTGCATAAACTTCAAGTTGATGTACTGAACCAGGAGTGATTCCTGTTTTTAAATCATGAATTCGAAGAGTATTATATCGAAAAGAGATTGCATCAGCAGTACCAAAACAATTCTCAGAATAGTAAAGAACTTGTTCTGTAGTCATCCTATGCCGAATGGCATCGTTGATATACAGACCAACAGTTCCTACTAGATCTGAGAGTCGGCCTTCTTGAATTTCTCTTTGAGCGTATTCATGCTGAGCAATTCCATAAGCTCCGGCCTGAGCTGAAGTCCATCGTTCAATCAATCGATCCGGTGTATAGTGAATCCAATGATATTGACTCGGACTAAGAAACGCATGTTCCCCTTGGAGATTCAAATGCCTGTTGAAGCGCATCCAAAACCTCCTCTTCAACCTCTGGGTAGATATAAGCGGCGAATGACATCCCACCTAATTCTTCGATATAATAATCTTGGTTAGGTTGTCTATTTACGTGTGGGCCTGTTTTAACTTCTAACGAAGCCCAACAACTATTCCAAAGAACGATTAGATCTGGAAAACCTTGTTTGTAAGATGAATCGCTTTTCATGACCTGGCATCCAGGAAACATTCTTTCAAGTTTCTTAATTACCTTCGTTTGGTACTGCCCCTCTGTCATTGGGCCTCCTCGTTCGTTACGCAGCTGGAGTACCCTTCTGGAGGGTTAGCCAATTGGCTCCGTCTGAGATAACTCTGATGACTTCCCACTGAGCAGTAAGAGTTTTCGTTGTCGATCCGTCAATTGTCTCAGTTCCCGCTGGATCGATCGTGATCGTGCCTGTAGCTCCGATTCTCTTAATAGTATAGACACGTCCAGCACAACCTACTGCAGTTGGAAGGGAAATTGTGTACGTCCCAGCTGCGCAGGTGATGACGCTATCAGTAGCAGTCATCGTGTAGGCACCTGTTTTTGCTGAGAACGAAGTCGAAATAGCACCGTTAACTTGTAGTGCTGAATTTGGGTTGTCTACAGATAGACCCACCTTACCGTCAGTGAGGATAACCAATCGATCGTTACCACCGGTATCATCACGAACACGCAAAGAGTAAGTCTGCGAATGCGAACCACCAGCCACATTAAATTGCCACTGTCGACCAGTTGAATGTGAGTTTTTGAGTGAGAAGCGATGTAGCCACTGATCTTGAGCATTGACCTGTAGAGCGGGTCCACCGTCGTTAGTCAAGACCCATTTATCAATCAGAACTTTACCATTCTGAATCTTGGTGTAGCTCCCAAGACCAGAGCCAGTAACGTTGATGTTGGCGTGCGATGTGCCTGGAGCTGGACCTGTAGTGGGTAGATATGGAATTTCGGCATTCGCCATGTAGATCAGAGCATCGTAATAGCCTGCGCCACCGTCGTTCGTGAAATCGATTGCTGGATAGACATTCGACGCTCCATCATTCCGGAAGCCTTCGAAATATGTGCCAACCATGATCGTTCCCGAAACACCGCTAGCAGTAGATCCGATTATCACACCTTTACCAGTCGACCCCATGTTGTAGATTCGACAACCGATCAAAGCGCAAGTGTTGGCTCCATCATCAATGAGAACCTGTGCGCTCGATGCGCCTTCAAATTGACAAGCTGTACATTGAATTCCTGGAGAGCCAAAAACTGCCGCGTAATCTTGACTCAACCCCCAACTATGACACTGATCGAGATGAGTGCCCATAGAATTCGGCCCAAGTCGAAAACCAACATGAGACGCCGCCGCTGTCGTGCTCATACCAAATGCTATACAACTAACAAGCTGCGAATCGTGCGGTCCTTCTATGTAAAAGTTATCGCCTTCGTTAGAATGACTCTTTACGAAACCGAAAAACGCTTCGAGAGCATCTGAATTAGGATATGCTCCTTCATAATCACGATTACCACCATGAGTTCTAATACCATACCCTTTACATTTTCTAACTCGAATATCGAATAGAACAAATCCCTCAGCATAAATGCGAATACCGCCATTTGTGCCTACCTGATTAGATTTATTCCCATCAATTGTAAGATGACGAATCTCGAAGTTGTAAATACTCGAAACGGTTGGATATGTGGGCCAACTACCCTCAGCGTGAGTTCTGAAAACCCAATCTGTTGCGGCAGAGCCATTAGGCATTTTCAAAGTTGTTGTCTCAATACCGCTACCAACAATATGAACTCCGGTTTTCAACATCAGATTCTTACATACATAAATACCGGGTGGGAAGAATACCATCCCCTTGTATGTAGCAGCGGCAGCAGCGTCTATCGCTGCCTGAATTGCCGTCGAATCATTAGTCGAACCGTCACCTAGAGCTCCATAATCCTTAACGTTATATATCCCAAGGTTAACGCCTGTGCCAGCAGGACCTTTAAGATTACCACGCAAAGTCCAAGTAGTAGAACCTGTCTTTTCGTAGTAATCGCCATTGGAGCTATCTAGACTCCAGTCTCCGATAATACCAGTCCCACTAGCTGGAGCTCCTGCCTGAGTAAACCATTTCTCTCCTGGCGTACCGTTTGTTCCGGCGGCTCCCTGAGGTCCTTTGAGATTACCGCGTAGAGTCCAAGTACTGGCGCCAGTCTTTTCGTAGTAATCCCCGTTGGCGCTATCTAGACTCCAGTCTCCAATAGCTCCGGTCGCTCCAGATGGAGCTCCTGATTGCGTAAACCATTTTTCTCCCGCAGCTCCTGCTGTTCCCGCGTTACCCTGAGGGCCTTTAAGATTACCACGAAGGGTCCACGTGCTGGAACCCGTTTTCTCATAGTAATCTCCGTTGGAGCTATCTAGGCTCCAATCCCCGACGATACCAGTCGCTCCTGAGGGAGCACCGGATTGTGTAAACCATTTCTCACCTGGTGTTCCAGCTGAGCCCGCGTTTCCCTGAGGACCTTTAAGATTACCGCGAAGGGTCCAGGTACTACTACCTGTTTTCTCGTAGTAATCTCCGTTGGAGCTATCTAGACTCCAGTCCCCGACGACTCCTGTTGCTCCTGACGGAGCACCTGCTTGTGTAAACCACTGTTCACCTGGCGTTCCAGCTGTTCCTTGCGGACCCGTAGGGCCTGTTGG